CTTACTCTTATTATTATCATTGCTTAAAGATTTATCTTTAAATAAGTGATGACAATAAGGGGGTAAGGTGTTAAGTAACCTCGATCTGTAGAGAGTTTTCTTAGGAAAGCCTTTACTTTCTCTAAGATTATACCAGTGAAGGACTAACGATCCTGAGGTGTGATCTGAGATGACAAGGTCGGGGTACAACAGTGCTAGCTCTGTACTTACCTGAGAGTGGTTTCACTCAGCAAGCAATACGAAACTATGTTTCTGTTGGTACCTCGGACGCGTGACATCGCAGCCACACCCAGAGGATGTGCTAGTCCCTCATCCTACTGGTGCGTCGGGGGCCAGCTGAAGCATGAAACTCATATTATTCATGACTTTCAACAATAAAATGCTGCGAATTATAGAGCTGTTAGTCTCTAAAATCCTAACACTTTATTTGCCGAAAGCAATGGAACAATATGGTCACCTAATAGGACCTTACTTTAAGAAAGTAAATAAACTCGTTGAGACTCGAGGTCTGGCCGATACGGTTAGGTACGTGAAAGCTTCACGTAACTGCTGTATGCGGGTCGTGACCTGTGAGCCTCTCGAGTTCGAGAAGGGTATTAAACTCCAAGATGGATGGCCGGTTTGGCTATCCGATCTTAGGGTTCTTACCGACACTCGGGAAGGGTTACAAATCCTTATGACACTTTTATTAGTGCTAAGGGGAGTAATCCTACCTCCTGTGTTAGATATCCAACCGATAGTCAGTCCATGGAAAGGTTCAGACTCCATTACGGAGAAAGAGCTCTCTCATGCCTGTCGTAGATTGGGTATCTCTTCTCGGAGCTGTGAATGGAAGAAATTTCACATGTCTACAAAATCGGGTCCTCAAGGTCAAGCATTGTTAATGTCTTTGACTGAGTTGGCCTTATTACCTCAAGAACTAATAGCAGATATTAAGCTATTAGGAGGTGGTAAGCTCACACAAATCATTGACAAATTACTTTGCAAGACTTTGGGGGACTACTCGATTGTAGATATATGGAAAACCTTCTTTCCAGCCCGTTCTACTTCTTTTAGAAAGATTTCCTATTTTAGCGACAAGGAAGGTAAGACAAGAGTGATTGCAATTCTTGATTATTGGACACAGACAGCTCTCCGGCCTCTTCATGATTCCCTTAATGGGATTCTTAGGAGGATTTGGAACGACTGCACCTTTAATCAGAATCACTTTCTAACTTGCCTACCTTCCCTAGGTCCATACTACAGTCTTGATCTATCCAATGCCACTGACAGGATGCCTCTGGTTTTACAGAAGCGTGTCCTTGCCAAGGTGATTGGTATAGAAAAGACTGAAGCTTGGGCCCGACTATTAGTAGGATACGGATATACTACCCGAGGTCTACACAGTACCATTAATTATGGTGCTGGGCAGCCTATGGGAGCATATTCGTCATGGTGCGCAATGGCTTTAACTCATCATGTCTTAGTGGCAGTCTCTGCTTTGAGGGCTAATCACCCTCACTTTAGAGATTATGCTATACTGGGAGATGATTTAGTTATTGCTAATGCAGCCGTTGCAACTGAATACAGGAAACTGTTATCAGACCTCGATATGCCCATCTCGGACGTAAAGACACATGTATCAAGTGATACATATGAATTTGCCAAAAGATGGATTCATAAAGGGGTCGAAATAACAGGTTTCGGTATTTCAGGTTTGAAGACAGTATGGAAGAAGTATTCACTTCTTGCTAACTATCTCCAAACGCAACAGCACCATGGATGGAACCTCTCATTAGATGAGCACCCGGACCTGATCCGAGCC